GGGGCCGAATAAGTCGCGACGAGCCCCCGAGCGTAAACACTCCGCACCACGGTAACCGCCGAAGCCCCAGAATTGCCCTAGGTCGCGTTTTCAAAACCGAGGGATACCCCCGCGATGGTCAAAAAATCAGAGGCCCCTCAAATCGGCTCCTAGCGCGTCACCCAACCCGAAACACCCATCTCCGATGACAGGCCTACAATTTACGCTCGAAAACCTGCCGCCGAATCTCATGCGCTGGACCGTGTCGAGACTGCGTGCGCGGACGGTCTCTCCGGAACAGGTCGCCTCCCAGTTCTATCCCAACGAAAGTGACCCACGGCGCAGGGTCGTCATCGAAGGGCTTCGCGAACTGTCGAATATGCCAGAAGCCAAACTCCCGGAGTGTGTCCGATGACGCAGGCTGACTACGCCAGAGCCGCAGGACTGACCCGGGGGAGGGTAAGCCAGTTGGTTAAAGCCGGGATGCCGCTGACCACGAAGGAGGCCGCGGACCAGTGGCGCGGAATGTCGGTTCAGCAAAGGTCCAACCCTACGCAACCCGACGCAGGACCCTACCGTCCGCCCGAAGCGCAGGCCCCACCAGATCCGGCTGCGATCTCCGCCGACACTCCGGAAGGAGCCTACGAGCGGCAGCGCAACATCGAGCGCGCAGCCTACGACCTTGCCGAGAGATCACTCCAAGCCGGTCGACCGGATGCTGGCCGTCTCGTGTCCATTCACGCTCAAGCGGCACGCAATCTCACCCAAGCGCGGCAGGAGGTCCTCGACCTGTCAGAGAGGGAGCGCACCCTAGTCTCCGGAGATTGGGTGCGGAAGGTCATCTCAGAGCACGACGGGGCAGTGGCGTCCCTCATTAAGGCGATGCCTAGGCAACTGGCTGGCAGAATCTCTCCGCATGACCCGGAACACGCAGAGGTTGAGCTGACAAAATGGGTGGAGGACGTGTTCCTCAAGACGCTGCACTCAACCAACCCGTGGAAATCTTGAACGACCTACAGCGCGACATCCTTGAATTCAGACGTCAGCAGTACCGCCCGACGCCGCGGCAGACAGTCGTCGAGTGGTCAGAGTCAAACCTTAAGCTGACGCAGCGGCAGACGGAGCATCCCGGACCGTTCACGACTTCGATCCGCCCGTACACCCGAGAGCCGATGGAGTCTTGGAAGGATCCGTCTGTCTCCGAATGCACTCTCTGCTGGGGATCCCAGACCGCGAAGACTACTACGCTGATGGCTGGTCTGGCATGGTTGATCGACAACGAGCCTTGTCCGGCCCTGTGGCTGATGCCGACTGAGAACCTCGCGAGATCGTTCTCCAAAAGCCGGTGGCTCCCGATGCTCGAGGACTCCCCGGCGATGGTGGCGCACTTCCCCGCGGACAAGGACAAACTCACGAATCTTGAACAACACTTCGACCGCTCGACGTTGACGTTCGTTGGAAGCAACTCCCCGGCGAACCTAGCCAGCCGCCCAGTCCGGGTGCTGATCGCAGACGAGGTGGACAAGTTCGCTTCAGCCAGCGAAAAAGAGGCCGACGCTCTGGACCTAGCAGAGCAGCGCCTCAAGGCTTTCTCATCCTCAAAAGCTTTTCTGACATCAACTCCAACGGTAACGGAAGGCCGGATCTGGCAACGATTCCTTCGTGGAGACCAGCGCCGGTTCTATGTGCCGTGTCCTCACTGCAAGGTCCCGATCAAGCTCGAGTGGCGGCAGGTCAAATGGGACGAGACCGCGAAGCTCGAAGACGGCAAGTGGGACTTCACCCGCGTCCGCGCTTCGGCCCGATACGAGTGCCAACTCTGCAAGGGCAACATCAGCGACGCGCAAAAGGTGGCCGCGCTGCGAAGCGGTGTCTGGGTCGCTGAGAACAAGGGGGCGCTCCCCGGCGTGCGGTCATACCATCTGTCGAGCCTTTACAGCCCGGACCGAAAATGTACATGGGGCCACCTCGCGGTTGCATTCCTTGAGGCAAAGGACTCGCTGCTGGGACTCCAAGGTTTCATCAACGGAAACTTGGCCGAGCCATGGGAGAACCAGTCAGCGCCAAGGCAACGGGACGAGATCGTTGTGGCTGGAGCGGAAGCAACGGACGAGAAGTCGATCAAATTCATGACGGTCGATTGCCAAGCGACCAGCCCGCACTTTTGGTTTGTCGTCCGAGCATGGGCTGACGATGGATCGTCCCGGACTCTCGACTCGGGATCTCTGGACACTTGGCAAGACGTCCGGGACAAACAGCTTGAGCACGGAGTGCAGGATGTCCATGTCGTGATCGACTCCGGCTATGACGCCCCAGCGGTTTACGCGGAGTGCCTTCGATATGGGCGCTTTGCCAATCGAGCCGGACGGGTTCCGCTTTGGATCGGCTGGATGCCATCCAAAGGCATGCCGCGCCGGGGATGGCGAAACGCAAAGAGCGGTGTCGACGAACCGTTCTTCCTTCGCGGGATTGACCCTCGGGTCGGTGACAACGCAGGAAGACAGGGATCGCTTGAACTCAAGCTCCTCGAGTTCGGAACCGACGTCACCAAAGACATCCTCGAGCGCCTTCGCCGCGGCGGAACGGCAGTTCGATGGGAGGTCGTGGAAAAGGCCGCTAGTACAGACTACTGGCGTCACATGGACTGCGAACAGAAGATCGCTCGCCTGTCTAGTGCTACCGGACGCACGACTTGGACGTGGCTTCCGCGCTCCTCCAAATGGCCGAACCATCTCTTTGACTGCGAGGTCATGCAGGTCGCCGCCGCTCTCTTCCATAACCGACTTCGACTCACCGCTGATGCAGGCTGAACTACACACCGTCAAAGAACTCGCAGGGCTGCTGAAGCGGGCCACGTCCTACGTCTACGCGATGCGAGCGCAGGGCTTCGAGATGCCGGGAGGCCGAGCGACACTCCAGCAGGCTGTCGACTGGCTCCGAGAGAACCCACACCCCCGGCAGAACAAACGGGACAGAACGGACAGCGGCGAGTGATTTGACCGGTCGACAGATCGGACTCTAGGCCGCCGGATTAGAGCGTGGCCGCCTCGACGCCATTCGTCCGCAGTTATCTCCGCAACCTTTGGGCAGAAGCCCAAGCTGCGAATCTGACGCTGATCGCAAAACTGACGGCTCTCAACGCGTCGGCGGTCACATCCGTTGCGTCTGGCAAAGTCCTACAGAGCACGTCCGGGAATGGCCGGAGCGTCACCTTCCAAGTCAACGGCACGGAGGGCGTCACCCCCACCGAGCTGGTGGAGATGCTCGACCGACTCATCAATCTCTACGATGCCGCGGTGGCTGCCGGGAACGCGACGGACTCGGCTAGATACGCCTATATGCTCGCGGCGCTTCGGCCTGTCGCGGCGTATCACTCAAAGTTCCAGACTTTGCTCCGATGAACCTGTCTCAACGCATCGCCGCGGCTGTCCGGTTCGTGGTCTCACCGAAGGCCCGCTATGAGGGGGCCCGGCACTCCACCAGTCGTTCAACGCTCCACGGAAGCGTGCAGGCCGCTCGGTACGACATCGACCCATACACTCGGTATGAGCTGGTCCGTCGGTCGCGCTATTTCGAAAGAAACAACGCCTTCGTCAATCGCCTCGCGGATCTCTTCGAGCAGTACACGGTCGGGCAGGGTTTGGCGTTTTTCCCGGCCTCGCAGGATACCGCGTGGAACGCTTCGGCTCTCCAGTATTGGCGAGACTGGACCAAGTTCGCCGATCTCAGTTCGCGCCTTTCGTTCGGGACACTTCAAGGCGTCATCGCTCGTTCGCTTTTCGTTGACGGCGAGATCTTCGTCCTTCTGACCCGCGGTGAGACCGGAAACCCTCGGATCCAGCTCATCGAATCGCACCGAGTTGAGACTCCGCCAGATGCGAAGGGAAACGTCATCGATGGCGTTGAAATCGACAGCCGGGGACGGCCAGTGGCCTACCACATTGCCACCGAGGACGCCCGCAAGATCAAGACGTACAGCCGCGCCGCTGCGGAGTTCGTCGTCCACATCTTCGAGCCCGGACGCCCCGGACAGTACCGCGGACTTCCGGCGCTCTATCCGGTGATGAATGACCTGCACGATCTGGATGATCTCCAGCTCCTCGAGATGCAGGCAGCGAAAGACGCGGCGCAGGTACAACGCGTAATCAAGACATCGACCGGGGAGGTCTCCGACGATGATCTGATCCGAGGAACGGTGACCGGATCGGACAACGTCGAGCGCTCGAGCTACTACAAGGACGTCTTCCAAGGCAGCGCCGTCGTGCTGAAACATGGTGACGAGTTTCAGCAGTTCTCGGTTGAGCGTCCGAGCGCGGCGACCAGCGGATACTGGGATTACCTCACCGCCAAGGTCTGCGCCGGAGTCGGGATCCCGAAGGAAATCGTCCTCCCATCCTCGATGCAGGGGACGTCGATGCGATCCGTTTTGGACATCGCGAACTCGTTCTTCCGGTCGCGTTCCTCGGTCATCGCCGACCATCTCAAACGCGTTTACGAGTACGTCATGGAGGTTGGCATCCAGACGGAGCCATTCCTCCAGCCCGCGCCGTCGGATTGGTATCGGTCGAACTACCGATCGCCTCGAGCGATCAACGTCGACGTGGGGCGCAACTCAGCGGCTGCGGTTGCTGAGTTCAAGACCGGCATGCGGACTCTCCAGTCGATCTACGCTGAGACCGGCGAAGATTGGCGCGAGCAACTGCGGCAAAAGGCGGCAGAGATTGCCTATGCCCGAGATCTTGCCACGGAGTTCAATGTCGACCGCGCCGAGATCATGACTCTCGATCCGAACGAGTTGTCATCGAACAACGCAGCCAATACCACCGAATGAGCACTTGGTTCGACATCAAAGCGAAGGCTGAAGCCGAGGCTGACGTCTTCCTATATGACGAGATCGGCGGTTTTGGCGTAAACGCGCGAGACTTCATCTCTGAGATCCGCGCCAGTGGTGCGAAGAAGATCAACCTGCGGATCAACTCCCCGGGAGGATCCGTGTTCGACGGGCTGGCGATCTACAACTTTCTCAAGGAGCAGGACGTCACTGTGCAGGTCGATGGTCTCGCTGCTTCCATCGCCTCGATCATCGCAATGGCTGGGAAGGAAGTCCGGATCGCAAGCAACGGGTTCCTCATGATTCACAACCCTTGGGGTGGAGCGATGGGCGACTCCGAGGAGATGCGGCAGACTGCTGATCTCCTCGACAAGATACGGGACAGCCTCGTTGGCACATACGCAAAGAAAACCGGCAAGGACGAGGAAACAATCAAGCGTTGGATGGACGATGAAACTTGGTTCTCTGCCGAAGAGGCCAAGGAAAACGGTTTCGTCGACACGATCACCGATGAGGTCTCGTTCTCAGCTTCAGTTCGCTCATTCAAGAAAGCCCCGCAAATATTGAATAAGCCAGTCAGCTCGAAAGAGCCAGAAAAGATCAACGACAACAAAAACACAGACATGGAAAAACTTATCAACGCATTGGCTGAAGTCGGGCTAGTCCCGTCTGCTCAGATCGACGAGGACGCCGCAGTTGCTGCGTTCAACACCGCTTTTGCTTCGATTGGCGAGGCCCACAAGACTGCCATCGAGGCTCTGACCTGCGAGCGTGACGCTCTGAAGGCAAAACTCGATGAGATTGCGAAGTCAGAGATCGCAAACAAAGTCGAAACCGCCATCAAGGAAGGCCGAATCAAGTCCGAAATCAAGGATCAATGGATTGCTCAGATCGCTGCCAACTCTTCCGCTTTGGAACTGCTCAACTCGATTCCTGCTCCGGCTATCGGTGCTGATCCTGTTGGTGCCCCTTCGGAAAAACCTTCGGTCGATCTCCGCGCTGAGTTCGACGCGATCACTGACCCCAAAAAGCGCTCCGCTTTCTGGTCCGCTAACAAGGCCCAGTTGCTGAAAAAGTAACCTCAACAAACAAAACAAATGCCCAATACCCTCGACTCCGGCCTAAATGGGACGCTGATCTCCCAAGCGGGCCTCGATGCCTTCGTCGGTGCTTTCGCTCCGATGCAGGCCTTCACCACTGACTTCGACCCGGCTCCGGCCTCGAAGTCTGACACGATCCAAGTGCCCTACGTCCCGGTTTCTTCTGCTGCCGCTGACTTCTCCGGCACCTATACCCGGCAGGACTCGACCCTCAACAAGCGCACGATCACGCTGAACAAGCACAAGTTCGTGTCGTGGTATCTCAGCGATGTCGCCATCGCCAAGAGCCCCGCGGTTGCTCTCGAGCGCTTCGGCATGCAGAAAGGCTACCAGCTCGCGAAGGCTGTCTTCCAAGACATCCTCTCCGCTGTGACCAACGCCAACTTCGGCGCTGCTGCTCACACTGGAGTGGCCGCGAACTTCGACTTCGCTGACGTGATCGACATCAAGCAGGCCTGCGACGCCGCTGACATGCCCGAGGCTCCTCGGTCGCTGGTGCTCGGTTCGAGCTACTACAACGCTCTGCTCAAGGATTCCGTCATCAAGGACGCGTCCGCTCTCGGTGCGACCGCAAACCAGACCGGCAGTCTCCCGAACCTGTCCGGCTTCATCACCTACCGCTCGAGCCTCGTTCCGGCCAACGCCGAGAACCTCGTCGGCTTCGCTGCCTACCCGAGCGCGATCGTGACCGCCATGCGGTATCTCCAGCCTTCTGGCCGCAGCCAAGACGGCGTGTATCGCCCCGTGGCTGATGAGAACACCGGCATCACCCTCGGCTACCGCGAGTTTTACGACAACGACAAGGGTGAAGTTGTCGCGGTGCTGGAGGCGTTCTATGGCTACGCCCTTGGCGAAGCCTCAGCGCTCAAGCGTGTCATCAGCGCCTAATCGCCATGCGCTCCGCAATTCTGATCGCTGACGGCAAAGTGGTTCTCGGACCCTCTCCGGCCTCTGAGGTCGAAGCGGAGTTCAAGGCTTCGGTGCAGCTCAGTGGCAACGGCGCCAGCGTCATCGAGCTGTGGTCTGAGGACCGCGGTTGCGAGCGCAAGCAGAAGTTTGCCGCTGCTCCCAAGATGGCCGACAAGCCGTCGAAGAAGAAGGGCTGACATGAACATCGCAGACACGGCACTTGCGCAGGGATTCGACGGTTTGCTGGCAATCGCCGGTGACACCGTCACGTTCCGCGGAGTGTCCGTGTCTGCGGTTATCGACTGGACGCCATTCGAGGAGAAGCCTCCCGGGGCCAACCTCCCGGACTTCGACGAGCAGTCCACCAGTCGAATCGAGATCAAGACCAGTGCCGTGGCGTCGACTCCGATAGTCGGTGAGATCATCACGACCACTGGCCCGGTTTATCACCGCATCGCCAAGGTGAAGTTCAACGGGTCCGCGTGGATCCTTGAATGCGAGGTGAACCTGTGACCGTGACCTTCCAGACGAACCTCGACCGGTTCAATGACGCGCTCGCCGATTACGTTTCGGTGACCCGGCTGTCAACGCAGGAGGCGGTTGCAAAAAAGTCGGCAGACTTTGCGTTCCGTTTGAGCACGAAGATGAAGTCCTTTTCCCCCGGGAAAGGCGTCATTCGTGCCGAACGGTTGGCCGCATTAAAGTCTGGAGAAGGCGTCAAGATTCGCCCGTCAGCTTGGGAGCGAGCCTACAAGACGCAGGGCGTTTCGCAGGATATCAAGACGCGCAAGTTCGCTTTCAATCGTCGCGGCAAAACCTACGGATCAAAACGGATCAAAGGTGGCAAGCGACTGAACTTGCAAGCGATAGCAGTCCAAAAGGAACTCAACATTCGCGAGAGTGGTCGCGGGTTCCTTGGCTACTCCACAAGGCTCAAGAGCGTCATCCAAAAGTTTGCGATCAAGGACGACATTGACGTATATCGGACGCTGCTCGATCGCTACAACCGATTCCTGTCGTCTGTCGGTTTCAAGACCGATGCCGACAAGGCCGAAATGACTTTCAAGTGGGGCGGCAACAAATCTTCCGGAGAGATCGCTGTCGCACTGCAAAAGCCAAAGCAGCAGACCGCAATCGCTCAAGCCTTGGACGAGAGTCGGGCTGATATGCTCGAGTACATTCTCAAGCGCCAGAACCGCGCCAAGGCATCGCTGCGCTCAATCTGACATGCTCGCCATCGGATCCATCCAGTCGACGGTCAAAGCGCAGATCGACGCGAACGCGTTTTTCTCTTCGGCCCCGACGGTCGCGTGCATCATCGACGACGGCACGCAGGACGGAGCGATCGAAACGCAGCTTCGTTCAAAAGGGTTCGTGATCGTGCTGCCAAATATCTTGAAGGCCGGACGACGAGACCTTGGCGGTGGGAGACTCGCTCTCGACGCCGAGTTCGTGGTGCGGGTGCTCGCCAACCCTCACGTCAATACCGCGGTCGGCGGCGCAAATCGGAACGTGTATTCCGCGATCGGCGCGGTCGTTTCGTCAGTTCTTTCTTGGAACCCGGTGAATGCTGGGGACCGGAAGTTTGAAGCGGCGGCAGAGTGGCTGCAGCTCACAACGCAGGATCCCGGCCTCATGGCTTACGACCTGTTTTTCACGAAACTCTCAACCCTCAAATAGCAGAAAACACAAATGAACACCGGAGCAGTCATCCTCGGCACCCACGGCTTTTTCTTTCGCGAAGGCCTCTCTTACACCGTGCCGTCGGCTGGTACTTCCAGTCGCACAACCAAACCCGGAGCCGCGGACACCGGCTGGGTTGATCTCGGAATCCTCTCCGAAGTCACTATCCAGCACGAGCGTGAGGAGCGGGACATTTTCGCGCCGACCCCGGGGGTTCTTCGCCTTTACGACGTGCTGGAAACCAAACGCCAGCTCAACATCAATCTCACAGCGCAGGAGATGAGCCCAAAGGCTTTTGAGCTCATTTTCGGAACCGACTTTCTGACCTCTGCTTCGACGAACTACAACCCGCTTGAGGGGTCCACCAAACGCGGTTGGCTCAAGATCCAGCAGTACGGCCAAAGCGACGCCTTGTTCAACACGATGGATGTCTGGGTGCAGATGAAGGTCTCCGGCGAAGTCAGCTTCGGCGAAAACATCGTCTCTGTGACATTCGAGGCTCGAGTCCTGCACTCGACGCAGAACACCGGCACCCTCGCCTAACAAATCAAGCCATGCCAGCCGACCCGATTACGCCCGGCTTGGCCGCGGCGTGGACTACGAGCGCTTCGGACACAATCCGTCCGAATGCATTTGTCGATTGCGTTGTTCGGGTGCAAACGAACCTCGCATCATTCACCCCAGTTGCAGCGGTTCTCGATGGTGTCGACATCGCTGGCCCAGAAGCTCTCAAAAGCCAAAGGCTCGTTTTGTTGACTGCACAGTCAACGACGCACCAGAACGGAATCTACGAGGCCGCTGCAACTGGAGCCGCAGTCCCATTTTCAGAAACCTATTCGGCGGGAGGATTGGCGACTAAGACTGGGCTCACCGCTGGGCGCTTGTATCACTGGAACAAGTCCAATGGGGTAACTTGTTCAAACGGACTGATGACACTCGGTTCTTCCGGTTTCATCGCCGCGAATTCATCCGGAACATTGAGCTTCACGGGGCCAGCCAACACCGCAACGACTGACACCATAAAAGAGGCCGCAATTGCAAGGAATGCACTCTTCAACGAGTCGGTCGAGCTTCCTGCCGGACTGACGGCGCGAGTTCTAGGCGGATCGTCTTCCGGGTCATTCTGGGTTCTTCAAGCTAGCGTTCCAACAGTTGGAGTTTCAGCAGTCACGTTTGCGCTGGCAACTAGCGGAAACAAGACGGTTGCAAACGACATCGTCAACAATACTGGAGACGCTGCTGGATCTAAGACTCCTTCTCTTCAAGAAGCGTTTACGGCATCCGGAGCGTCTGACAAAACGGTCGCTAACAACGTCGCGAACAATACCGCGGACGCAGCAGGATCGAAGACCACGGCTCTTGAAGCCGCTTGGACTGTCTCTGGGTCGAGCAGCAAAACACCAGCAAACGACATCTCCAACAACACCGCGAACGCCGCGTCTCAAGTCGGGATTTCACTCGATGACAGTTGGACGGCTAACGGGGCGGATTCGAAGACTGCGACTCAAAACAACAACTGGGACAACAACGGTGCGACAAATATCGTCCTGCAAGGAGAGGTCGCTCCTGTCGCCGGTAACACTACACCGGCAAGCCCAACGGCTGTGCCGCACAACACAACACTCGTCGCTGGTACAAACTACCTAGTCGAGGTCGGAGGTCGCGCCTCAATCGTCACCGTTACGCTGCCAGATCCTCCGAGCCTCACGCAGCGAATCGAGATTGCGGATGTCTCCGGCCAAGGATCAGCTTTCCCGATCACGGTAAACTCCGGAACAAAAGTCATCTCGGACACGAACTCGTCAACGTACAGCATCAACCGCAGCTATGCCGTGCTGGTGTTGTCTTACACCGGAACCGCTTGGAAGATCCTCTGATCCATGATCTCAAAAATTGAAGTGCAAACAACGGCGACGCTCGTCTCCGGAGCGAAGGAGCGGAACTGGCTTATGCTCCAGAACCAAAGCGACACTCCGATCTTCCTGTCGTTCGAGGGGACTTCAACCGTCACGATCGACTCTGGGGGATCGCCGGGGATCCGCCTCGCTCCTTGGGAGACAATCACGTCCGACGACGCTGCCGGACGCTTCACCGGAAACAACTTGCCAATCTACGCCATCCACGGAGGCGCTGGGGTCAAAGTCCTCGCGCTCCACGAAGCCTAAGCCCGCAAAACCATGTCTTGGAATATTGAGAAACCCGGTGACCGAATCAACGGACCGCTGACGATCACTGGAAACACGACGCTCACCGGAACCGCGACAATCAGCGGCGACCTCACGGTCGACACCAACACGCTCAAGGTTGACGCGACCAACAACTGCGTTGGCGTTTTGATGGCTATTCCGTTGTATCCACTCCACGTCGCGGGAAGAATCTCATACAGCTCCGCGATCGGTGAAGGAGCAGACGCAACTCTTTCATCTTCTGGAACTGTATTGCTTCATGGAAACTCGGCAACATGGACCGAGCAAAGGCACTACATCGCAGGGGTTGAGCGGTATCGGCTCTCTTCCTCCGGAGCGACTTGGTATTCGGCTGCAAGCGGAACTCAAATGACCCTCGACGCCTCGGGGAATCTGGGCGTGGGAGTCAGCGCTGCCGGCGAACGGTGGATCAAGGTTGCTGGATCTGCTGGTACATTCCCGAGGTTCATCTCCGAGGTTGGCGCTAAGAGCTGGGAGACTGGTTACCGCAGCGGCACGACCTCGTTCGAGATTCGGGAGGACAGCACCACGAGACTGGCGGTTGCGAACGGTGGACAGGTCCAAGTCGGGATCAACGGAACTGCCAGCGTCCCAGCCATCGCGCTTGCTGCAAACCTCGACACCGGCCTCTACTGGCCGACCAACTCCGACACCCTCGCGCTGGCGGTGGGCGGGAGCGATGCGGTGTATATTGACTCGAATCGAAGGGTTGGAATTGGCATCTCCTCTTCGATTGCAGCAACACTCCACGTCGAAGGCGCTGCGGCGCAGGCTCGATTCTCGACAGCGGC